GCCAACGACAACGAACCCATTCACGACACCCTGGCCGATAGCGATGGAGATGATGGAGCATGACACAGACACGAGGCAGGCCCGCCAAGCAGCGCCAGCGCATCTTAGATCGCGCCCAAGACATGCGAGCAACCGATGGCAGGGTGAACAAGTCACGCATTGCTAGGGAGCTTCATATCCCGCTGCGGACGGTGTTCCGTGTATTACCGAGGCTGTCGATTTAATTTCGTGGGCCTATTTATGTCATATGCACAAGGCTTTTGAATGCGTGTAAATGGCTTGGCGCATGGCAACGCGCAAGAACCTTTCACACGATCAGCGGACGCGGGAGAAAATCCGCACCAGTCAGCTTGTCAACCGTTTGGAAAAAAGCGCTTTTGGCGAAGTGGAATTGACCACGGGCCAAATCAAGTCAATTGAAATACTGCTCAAAAAGGCGTTGCCCGACCTTTCGGCCATCACACTTAGCGGGACTGGTGACGATGGCGCACTAGCGGTTCAGCAAATCACCCGACGCGTGATCGACAGCGCCAATGGCTGAGCTGGTCATTGAAACCCCTCGCTGGGCAGTCCCGCTGCTAGAAGCCTCGCGCTACAAAGGCGTTCATGGTGGTCGCGGCTCTGGCAAGTCACACGAACGCGCCGAAGCCCTGATTGAACGCTGCATCATGGGGCGGACGTTTGCCGTCTGCATCCGCGAAGTGCAGAAGTCCCTCGCGCAATCGGTCAAGAAGCTGCTAGAACTCAAGATCGAAGCAATGGGCGTCGGCTCGCTGTTTGAGGTCCAGCAAACTTGCATCAAGTGCCCGAACGGCGGCTTGATCATATTCCAGGGGATGCAAAACCACACAGCCGACAGCATCAAGTCGCTGGAAGGTTATGACATCGCATGGGTCGAGGAAGCGCAGTCGCTTTCGCAGCGCAGCCTTGATCTACTTCGCCCGACGATCCGTAAGCCCGGCAGCGAATTGTGGTTTACATGGAACCCGTCGCAATCCACCGATCCGGTAGACGCGCTGCTACGTGGTGAGAACCCGCCGCCTGACGCAATCGTTGTTCAGGCCAACTACCGGGATAATCCATGGCTCCCTGACGTTCTCAAAGGCGAACTGGAATACGACCGCAGCCGCGACCCGGACAAGTTCGCGCACATCTGGCTTGGCGAGTACCAGCGCAACAGCGAGGCCCGCGTGTTCCGTAACTGGCGCGTGGAGGACTTTGAGACACCGGCAGGCGTCACGTTCCGCATGGGCGCGGACTTTGGGTTCAGCATTGATCCCAGCGTTCTGGTGCGATGCTGGATCGACGGCCACAACCTCTACATTGACCATGAGGCTTGGCAGATCGGGACCGAGATCAATCATCTGCCCGCGCTGTTCCTATCCGTGCCGGAATCGGAACGCTGGCCGCTGACCGCTGACAGCGCCCGGCCCGAGACAATCAGTTATCTGCGCAATCATGGCTTTCCGAAGATACTGGCGGCGGTCAAGGGCGCGCGGTCGGTGGAGGAAGGTGTCGAGTTTCTCAAAAGCTTCGACATCATCGTGCACCAGCGTTGCCAGCATGTGATCGACGAATTGACGCTTTACAGCTTCGAGGTTGATCCGCTGACAGAGCAAGTGCTGCCCAAACTGGCGGACAAGAACAACCACTGCATCGACGCGATCCGGTACGCCTGCGAGGGCGCACGGCGTGCCATGGCAACCAAGGTAGTGCGCAAGGTTCGTCCGCCGCTGCAAGTGCGGAGCTGGGCAGCATGATGCACCTTGACCGCACCGCATTTGTGATCGGCAACAGCCATGGCTTGTCCCTGGCGCTGTCTGTGGACGGCGCACGTGTGGGCTCGGCTGAATTGATGCTGCCCGCCGATGATGACGCGGTGAACGCCGCAATCGACACGCTGGTCTTGCAGGCATCGCGCCACGGTGTGCAGATACGCGGCAACAAGCGGACTGCGCTGTTCCACCAGATTGAAATGGGAGCGGTGACGTGACGCACACATTGCGCCTGACAATTCAGCGCGGCCCTGAAAGCGGGCTCGTTCGCGTCGGCCTTCAAATGCCTGAAATGGAAGCGGGCAACGTGTGGGATTGCAGCGTTGACGTTCCCGAAGGCACGACCATCGGTGATGCTGTGGATCAGCTTATCCGGGCGCATCACCGAAAGGTGCTGGCATGATCCCCGGCATCCGCGAACACGGCCATGCAAGCCTTAAGGTCAACGTTGCCAAGGCGCTGCCGATCCACATGCGCAAACAGGTCTATGAGATCAGCAGCGTCCGCACCGAGCCTGAGTATCGCGGGCAAGGCTGGGCATCGGAATTGCTGTTCAGCACATGCACTGACGCCGACATCGCGGGCAAGTTTCTCATGGTTCACGTCAAGCCCGACGATGACAGCCCATTGGATCGCAACCGTTTGGCCGAATTTTACAGCCGGTTCGGTTTCGCGCCGATCCAAGCCGAACCGCTCCTGATGGTGCGCCCCTGCATTGGGAGGCCGTGCAAGTGACGTGGATTGCGCTTGTGATCGACGGCCATGATTGGCGTGAGCGCGTGATCTATCACGGCGCAGACCAGCGCCACCGCATTGAGCGCCTGCCCGAGCAACTTGAGTGCTTCACTTGCGGCGCGGTCAAAGCGGTCGGTGAAACGATTGAGGCTTGCCAAACCCTATACGCCAGAAAGCTTGCAGCATGACTGACGCCGAAATCATTGCCGAAGCCCGTGAACGCCTTGAGCTTTGCATCAACGCGGATGACGGCGACCGCTCGCTCGCCTTGGAGGACTTGAAGTTCAAGAAAGGCGAGCAGTGGGATGAGCAGTCAGTGCGCCAGCGCGAACTGGACAGCCGCCCGTGCCTGACGATCAACAACATCCCGGCGATCATCCACCAGGTTGTCAACGATGTGCGCCAGAACGAGCAGTCCATCCATGTGCATCCGGTTGGCGACGGCGCGGATGAAGAGGTTGCGGAGGTCATTGAAGGACTGATCCGGCACATCGAATACGATAGCTGTGCAGACACGGCATACGACACTGCGCTGGATAGCGCGGCGAGCATTGGCTTCGGGTTTTTCCGGTTGGTGACCGAGTATTGCAACGACACCTCGTTCGAACAGGAGATGAAGATCAAGCGGGTGCGCAACCCGTTCACGATCTACCTTGATCCGTCGAGCCAGGAACCGGACGGCAGTGATGCGGAGTTTGGCTTTGTCACGTCCAAAGAGCCCAAGAAGGAATTTGAACGGCTGTATCCGAACAAAGACCCGTCATACGATTACATTGTCAAAGGCACTGGCGACGATGAAAATTGGCTGGGCGAGGATTTTGTCCGCATCTGCGAGTATTATCGCTTTGAGTACGAAACCGCCACGCTGGTTGAGTTTTCGGACGGTCTGGGCCGCGTCAAAGGCAAGTTCACGGTGCAGGACATCCCGCCCGGCGTAGCGCCTACGGGCCGCACTCGGCAAACCACGCTGCGCAAAATAATGTGGTACAAGCTGACCGCGCGTGAAGTGCTGGAAAAGGCCGAAGTGCCGTTTAAGTGGATTCCGCTGTTCCCGGTCTACGGCGACGAGATCGACCTTGACGGCAAGGTCACGCGGTTTGGCATCATTCGGAACGCCAAAGACCCGAAGAAGATGGAAAACTACTGGATGACGGCAGCGACCGAGGAGATCGCGCTGCGCACCAAGGTTCCGTACATCGGCGCAATGGGCCAATTCGAAGGCGTTGAGGACGATTGGCAGTCGGCCAACGTCAAATCGTTCAGTTATCTGGAATACAACCCGGTCACGATTGACGGGACGCAGGCACCGCCGCCACAAAGACAGCCCCCGGCAGACGTACCGAGCGGGTTTATCGCCATGGCTGGCATGATGCGTGACAGCGTGAAGGCTGTGACGGGCATTTACGATGCTTCGCTGGGTAACCGCTCCAATGAGACCAGCGGCATCGCCATTCGCGCTCGCCAGCACCAGGGCGATGTGGGGAATTACCACTACAGCGGCAACCTTGCGCGGACGATCCGGCACCTTGGCCGCGTCATCATCAGCGGCATCCCGTATGTGTACGATACGCAGCGGGTTTTGCGGGCAATGGGCAAGGACGGGCAGGCCTCTCAGGTCGAGATCAACAAGCCCGAAGAAGGCGTGGACGAGTACGGCAACGCTGTGCAGCGCGTGCTGAATGACCTGACCATTGGCGAGTACGGCGTGGTGGTGTCCTCCGGGCCTGCCTACAACACGCTCAAGCAGGAAGCTGCCGAAAGCATGGTCCAGATGTCGCAATCTTGGCCCAAGCTCATGGAAGTGGCGGGCGACAAGGTTGTGCGTGCGATGGATTGGCCGGGCGCCGATGACATTGCCGACCGGATTGCCAAGACGTTGCCGCCGGGGCTCGCAGACGAGGACAAGAAGCAAAAGGATGCGCCGCCGATGGTGCAGACGCCGAACGGTCCTATTCCGCTGGATCAGGCGGGCCAGATGATCGGGCAGATGGATGAAGCCTTGTCGCGGATGAACGACGAGCTTGAAAAGCACGAAGCAGGCATTCGCAAAGCGGAGATCGCGGCGGCGGCATCCATTGAAGTTGCGCGGATCAACGCCGAAGCCAAGGGCGACAACACCGAACTGAGCGCGTTTGCCAAGCTGCTTATGATGCGCGCCCAGCCCGAGATTGACCACAGCGCCGCCGTACAGGCCGCAGCCGATCCGATGCACCCCAATGCGCCCGCGCCTATCGCACAGGGCCTAGAGCAGCACCCAGCGGACGCACAGGCAATGGAACAGCAGCAAGCGATGCAACCGGACCCCGCGTCCGCCCCTGAAGGAGCCGAAGCATGAGCGAAGAAACCATCATTGACGCCGCGCCGGTCGAGACGCCCGCAATTCCGCGTGATGAGCAGGGCCGCTTTGCTGAAGCTCCACAGGTCGAAACCGAGACCGTGGAACCGGAAGTGGAAAGCGAAGAAACCGAACAGCCCGAGGACTTGCAAGAACACAAGCCGCGTGGTAAGACGGCGCAGGATCGCATCAACGATCTAACTCGTGCGCGTCGGGAAGCCGAACGTGAACGCGATTTTTACAAAGGGCTCGTCACCCAACCGACGCCAGCTTCGCCCGTCGAGGGCGCGCCGAAGCCAACAGCCGACAGCTTTGATACCTACGATGAGTATGTTGAGGCTCTGACCGATTGGAAAGTCGAGCAGACGATCAGCAAGCAGTCATCGGCCAAAGCGCAGCAGACGACCGAAATGGTACGTGCCGCGTCATGGGATGCAAAGCTGGCAGAGGCGGTGTCAATAATTCCCGACTTCGCAGAGGTGGTCGGTTCGTCTGAGATCCGGCTTGCAAAGCACGTTGAGGACGCCATGGTTGACAGCGATCTAGGTGGCCATTTGGCTTATCACTTCGCGCAACATCCCGAGCTTGTCGAGCGGCTGAACACACTCAGCCCGGTCAAAGCAGCTTTGGAGATGGGGCGGCTTGAAGTGGCACTATCGACGCCCGTTGCCAAACCGACGACCAAGGCACCGGCTCCTGTTAGCCCGATCCGCACGGCACCAGCACGGCAATCGGATTTGGCGAATGTTTCGATGGACGATTACATCGCACTTCGCCGCAAACAAGGGGCTGCGTTCTAAGGTCATCACGAAATTGCCCACGCTGTGAAGCGTCGGCTTTCCCATAGATGGAATTTTTACCATGTCGAACACGCTCGTTACTTGCTCGATCATTGCCAAGGAGGCGCTTGCCGTCTTGGAAAACCAGCTCCAGTTTGCATCGGTCGTTAACCGCGATTGGGACCAGGAGTTCACCTCCAATCAGTCGCGCGGTTATTCGCCGGGCGCCACGATCAACATCAAGCGCCCGCCCCGGTACAACTACCGCGCTGGCCGCGTTGCTGTGCCGCAGGCGACCGTTGAAACGACTGTCCCGCTGACCCTTTCGCAGGGTGGTACGGACCTGAACTTCACTGGCCAGGAGCGCACCCTCTCGATCCAGCAGATGAGCCAGAAGCTTCAGGCTGCGATGGCGACGGTTGCCAACGAAATTGACCGTCAGGGCCTTGATATGGCCCGTCTCAGCACCTTCAACACCATTGGCACCCCCGGCGTGCTGCCCAACACGCAGGCCCTTGCTCTTGCGGCAATGACCGGCGTCAATCAGCGTCTGGACGAAATGGGCGCTCCGGTGAAGGACGGCGGGCGCTCGCTGATCATGAACCCGGCGTTCAACGCTTCGATGGTTCAGGGCATGGCCGGTCTGTTCAACAACACCGACAAGGTGGGCAAGCAGTTCTCCACCGGGCGGTTGCAGAACAGCTTTGGCCTTGACGTGGGTATGGATCAGAACGTTGCGATCCACACCAACGGCACGGCTGTGGTTGCCACCAACACCGTGAACGGCGCGAGCCAGACGGGTTCTACGATCACCGTCAACGCGCTCAACGGCACGATCACGCGCGGCACCAAGATCACGTTCGCGGGTGTGAACGCGGTCAACCCGCAGTCGCGCGCTTCGACCGGCACCCTGGCGCAGTTCGTGGTGACTGCGGATGCGGCTAACGGCGCAACTTCGATCTCGATCAGCCCGGCGCTTACCCCGACCGGCGCGTTCCAGAACGTGACCGCCTCGCCTGCCAACTCGGCCACCATCACGATCTTCGGCACCGCGTCGGGTTCGTACAACACCAACGTCGGCTTCCACCGCGATGCCTACACGCTGGCGATGGTGCCCATGTACGCGCCGCCTTCGGGCCGGGGTGTGATCGACGTGGCGCAGGAATCCTACAAGGGCATGAACTTGAAGGTGACCGAGTTCTACGACGGCGTGAATGACAACTACATCATGCGTCTGGACGTGCTGTTCGGGTGGGCTGCGACCTATCCTGAACTGGCGTGCATCTACGCAACCTGACGCGGCGACGGGCGGGCTTCGGCTCGCCCTCGTTGTTTGCTCATTCAAGGATTTTTCGAAATGGCTGTTTCTCTCATTCGTTCGTATCAGGGTTATGCTGCAAGCACGGTCCAAGTTTTCGATTCCGTCACCGAAGCGGCGCTGATTGCGCAGGGCATCGCCACGGCTGCAACGGGTTATCCAGTGCAGTCCAACGTTCTCCTGCTTGACAGCCCGATCATGTCGATCACGCAGGGCGGCAACGTGACCTATCAGCCTTCGGGTGCTGGTGTTGCGGTTCCGACCACGCCGCAAGGTCCGCGCATTCTGCCCAACACCAACATCCAGGCGTTTGCTTCGGCGGGCACCAACACCACGATGGTTGCGGGCACGCTGTACCGTTCGGAGATTTTCGTTCCGTTCCTCGCAACGTGGACGGGCATCGGCATTCTGAACGGCACCACGGCGGGCACTGATAACGGGCTTGTCGCGCTGTACGACAGCAACGGCGTGCTGATTACCAACTCGGCTGTTGCGGGCGCGCTTTCGTCTGGTGCCAACGCGTTCCAGAACCGCGCATTCCTGAACACCGTGACCCTGACGCCGGGCCGGTATTTCATCGCGTATCAGCAGAACGGCACCACCGCCACGATCCGCACCCATGCGGCGGCGAACGGCGGCAACCAGATGACCAGCAGCGCAACCGGCACGTTCGGCACGGTTCCGGCCAGCTTCACCGCTCCGACCACGTTCACTGCGGACGTTGGCCCGATTGGTTGGCTGTATCAGTGAGTAGGCTAGGGGCGGCTTTAGGGCCGCCCCGACACCCTTGGAGGGCGGTATGTTCCAAGAATATCCCAAATGGCTCTACGACGGTCTGGAAGGCATTCTGATCGCGGATGCCGAGGAAGAAGCCGCGCTGGGCGAAGGCTACAGCCCGTTCCCTGTTGAGCCTGTGGAAGCGGCAGAAGCGCCGCGCCGTGGCCGCCCTCGCAAGGTAGTGGAAGCATGAACAAGCGCATTTTTCTTGCGGCCTTTGGGCTGCTTGCTTCAAGCGCATTTGCGCAAACGGTGCCATCGTACACCTACCCCGCAGCGGGCACGCCGCCTGTTGTTCCGCTTCAGTGCAATGATAGCTATGCAAGCTGTTTGCCGATCACTTCGACCAACTCCCCCCCAGTTTCCGGCAACGTTGCCTCTGGCGCGACGGACAGCGGCAATCCCGTCAAGGTCGCTGGGCGCTACAATGCGACTTTGCCAACTTTGACTGATGGGCAACGCGGCGATGTTCAAGTGGACACACGCGGCGGCCTGCTTGTCACGCTCAAAGGCTATAATGCGGCCGTCCCTATATCTTCAGTGTCGCCAGCCGACGCATCTTCCGGCCTTGGTAGCTTGCCTGTTGTAAATTATGGGCTGATCTTCAATGGCTCAACTTATGATCGCCAGCGCGGCGATGTGAACGGCTTGGTGGTGCAGCCCGGCCTTTCCACTACGTTCTGGACCTACACCAGTGGCACAAGCCCAATCCTTTCCAACACGACCACGGCGGTGACGATCAAGGCTGCGGCGGGCGCATCAGTCCGCAACTACATTGATAGCTGCCAGATTACCACGACTGCGTTCACCACAAGCGTGCCTCTGGCTCTCAGGGACGGCGCGGGCGGCACTGTCATTTGGGCGCTTACGGTTCCGACGACCGGGTTCTTGCAGCCCGTGATTGTTACGTTTAGCCCGCCGCTTCGTGGCACGGCCAACACGCTGTGGGAGATTGTCACCACCACGGCAAACACCGTTGGCACTGTCACAGCCAACTGCGCCGGGCACACGGGCACCTGATATGCCTAGCCCCGTAACCGTCCTGACCATCGTCACCACCGCCATGCGCAAGATCAATGCGCTGGCGGTTGGTGAAACCCCTACGGCTGCGGAATTGGAGGACGGCATTCAAGCGCTGAATGATGTGCTTGAGACGTGGAATATTGAGAACCTGTCAATCTACGGATCAACCCCGACCACCTATGCAACGGTTGCGGGCCAGAACATCTACACAATGGGGCCGGGCGGGAACTGGGACGGCATCCGCCCGACCGCGATCCATGCGGCCTATTGCAGCGTCAACGGCGTTGATTTTCCGGTAGGCGAATGGACGCTTGAGGAGTGGATGGGGCAACCGCTCAAAACGGTGCAGCAGCAGATCACCGAACGCTACGTGTACGTCAATGACGCGCCGCTTGGCCGGATCATCCTGTGGCCGACACCGCTGTATGCGACCACGTTCACGGTCAATTACAACCAGCAGCTCACTCAGGTGACGGGCGGCACGGACGTGCTGAACCTTGCACCAGGCTATGCCCGCGCGCTCCAATACGCGGTCGCGGTCGAGATACAGGCGGAATACGGCGGGCCGGATGTGTCGGCCTATGCGCGGGCGACCAAGGCAACGATCAAGCGCGCCAACCGCAACACGCCTGTTTCGGGCTATGACAGCCTACTCGTCGGGGGCGGTCGGGTCGTGCCGGCGCGTGGGTACTGATGGCATCTCGCCCTATCTCGTCGCTTATGCCTCCCCAAACAGGGACGCCGCTGCGGTCAGTTGCGGGAATAGATCGCTTCACCACTGCCCTTCGTCCTGAACAGGAACAAGCCTATCAGGTTTGGCGCGCTGCCTTGCCTGCCGATCTTCAAAATGAGCAAGATTACGATTTGCGCGGGGCGTTTATGGCGTCTGCCAAGGCTAATGGCCGCTTACACATGACTGACCAGTTTAAAAAGCCAAACCACATGACCTTTAGCGACGGAAGCCAGTATTCCAACGCAGCGACACCGGGTGGTCGATGGGTTGCTACGGGTCGCAAAAATGCTGTAGACCCAACACAGGATGAATACGTGTTTTTTGCATCGCCAGAAAATGCGCGGCACACAAATATTGATGATATGGCTTCGTATTTCGTTGGCAGTGAACCGGGCAATTATGCAGTTTACCCCTCAAACTATAAATTGCCGCGCAAATGACCGCCTTTCCGTTCCTCGGCGGCTCGTTCAACGGGCGCTCGCCATCGTTTGACGCACAACGGACGTTCAACCTGTATCCCGAAATGGGGGAAAGCGGTTCCTCGCGTTCGCCTGTTTCGCTGATCGGCACGCCGGGCCTTGCGCTGTGGACCACGCTGACGGGCGGCGGCATTCGCGGCATGATTCGGCTCAACGCCAGCACGTCAATCATCGTCGCCGGTAACAGCGTCTGGAAGGTGACCAGCGGCAAAACCGCAACTTTGCTGGGTGCAATCAACAACAGCACGCCAACGGTCTCAATGGCTTCAAACGGCTCGCTGGTCATGCTCGTAATGGGCAACTTGAACGGGTATTTCATAGACCCGGCGGCGGAAACGGTGTCATTGATCACGGACCCCGACTTTTTGGGCGGTGGGCGCGTTGATTATATCGACGGGTATTTCATTTGGAATGTGCCCGACACAGGCAAGTTTCAGATCACACAGCTTTACGGAACCGGGATTGATGGTCTGGATTTTGCTTCGGCAGAAGGCGCGCCTGACAATCTGGTCTCGCTTTTGGTCAATCACCGCGAGATTTGGCTGTTCGGCGAAAACTCGACCGAGGTCTGGTATGATAGCGGCGGCGCGGACTTTCCGTTGCAGCGCATCCAGGGCGCATTCATTGAAAGCGGCTGCGCAGCGACAAACAGCGTTGCCAAGATGGACAACACGGTGTTCTGGTTGTCCACCGACGACAGGGGCTTCGGCATTGTGCAGCGTGCGGCGGGGTACACTCCGCAGCGAGTGTCAAACCATGCATTTGAGGCCGCTGCGGCTTCCTACAGCACGATCTCGGACGCGGTGGCCTACACCTATCAGCAGGAAGGCCATAGCTTCTACGTGGTCACGTTTCCGACCGCAGGGGCCACATGGTGCTTTGATGCATCCAACGGGCTTTGGCACGAACGGGGCTATCGTGAGGCCGATGGCACGCTGACCCGGCACCGTTCGAACTGCCAGATGAACTTTGCGGGCGAGACGCTGGTGGGGGATTGGGAAAACGGCAACGTTTACGCGCTCGATCTCAACACATTCACCGACAACGGGGACGCAATCGAGCGGTTCCGCATTTGCCCGCATATCACCAATGACGGCAAATATTCGTTCTATCAGGCGCTTGAACTGTTCATGCAAACCGGCGTCGGGCTTCAAACCGGCCAAGGTGTTGACCCGCAAGCGATGCTGCAATGGTCGGATGACGGCGGCTATACGTGGTCCAGTGAGCAATGGGCCGACATTGGCGCGGTCGGTAAATACGAAACCCGCGTGCGCTGGCGCCGCTTGGGCAAGTCAAGGGACCGGCTGTTCAAGGTGGCGATCAGCGATCCGATCAGGGTGGTATTCACCGGGGCATCGCTTGAAATGATCGGGGGCAAGGCATGACTGCGATATTCATCGCGCCGCGCGTGCCAATGGTTGATCCGGCAACGGGTATTCCCACGCCGATTTGGTATCGTGCGCTGACGGATTTGTTCCGCACCTATGGGGATGGCGGCGTTTCGGATGAGCAAGCCTTCCTCTTGTATCCGAACAGCGAAAGTGATAGTCTGTCTGCACTGCTCAATCAGGGAGGAGGTGATCTCTTACCTGTTGCGGGTGTGGCAGTGCCCGCCGATGACAATCTTTCGCCCGTGTCTGTTCAGACCGTGAGCGCCCCTGACGATCTAGCCCCTGTCCCTGACTTTGCGGGCATGATCGCAAATCTCCAAGCTCAGATTGATGACTTGCGGAAGGGCACGTTCTCGTGACTGTAGTTGCAAAAGCACTGGTTGACCCGCTTCAGCTTACGACTTCGGACGTGACGCAGTACACGGCAGCGACCAGCACGCGGGCCATCATCGACAAGATGACGGTGACCAACACGACCGGCGCGGCGGCGACTTTGACGGTGAACCTGGTCAAGGCTGCGGGCGCTGTTTCTGCGTCGAACACGATCATCAGCGCGCAATCGGTTGCGGCGGGAACGTCCTATGTCTGCCCCGAGGTGGTCGGGCATATCCTGAACCCCGGCGACTTCATTTCGGCCAAGGCTGGCACGGCGACCGCGCTGACGTTCCGTGTTTCCGGGCGCGAGGTAAGCTGATGCTGCCTGACATTGCTTCCCCTTCCCTTCCGGCCATTGACCGGGTGCGCGCAATGGAAGCGGCGCTTTGGGCTGCGCCTGAGCATCACATCGAGATTGTGCCGGTGCATCGCTTTGCGCACGGGCTTTATGTGCGTGAGGTGTCGCTGCCTGCGGGGTGCATCGCGGTGGGCCATATGCACGCGCAAGAGCATGTGACGATCATCTCCAAGGGCCGGTTGCAGATCGTGACGGAGGACGGCGTTAGTGAGGTCACTGCCCCCGCAACGTTTGTTGTGCCTGCTGGCCGCAAAAACTGCGTGCATGTGCTTGAGGACGCAGTGTGGACGACGATCCATGCGTGCGAGGCCAAGACGGCGGATGAAGCCGAGGCGCTGTTGATCCTGCCCGACGAGGAGGCTGTGAAATGGCTTTCGTAGCTATTGCCGCTGGTGTTGGTGCTATTGGCAGCATCATTGGGGGTAGTCAGGCGGCGGGCGCGCAAAAGGACGCTGCGGCACAGCAGGCGGCGCTAGGCCGCGAGCAGATTGCCGAGAACCGCCGCCAGTACGATCAGAGCCGCGCCGATCTCGCGCCGTATCGTGACGCGGGTTATACGTCACTGAAGGACTTGGTTGCGGGCACACGTCCGGGCGGCCAGTTTGACAAGGTTTTCACCAACGCCGATTTTGTCAAAGACCCTGGCTATCAGTTCCGCATGGATGAGGGCGCGCGGGGGGTCGAGGCTTCGGCGGCGGCTCGCGGCGGTGCGCTGTCTGGCGGTGCTTTGAAGGCGCTGGCACGGTATCAGCAGGGCTATGCATCCAACGAGTTCGGCGCGGCCTATGATCGGTTCAACAGCAACCTGACGGGCCGGTACAATCGCTTGGCTGGATTGGCTGGCACGGGGCAGACTGCGACGAACAGCGGCATTGCAGCGGGTCAGGCGATGAACACCGCCAATGCCAACGCGCGCGGTCAGATCGGTGACGCCATCGGTTCGGCGGGCAATGCCACGGCGTCGATGTACGCGGGTATCGGTAACACCATCAGTCAGACGGCTAACAATCTGGGCAACTATTTTGCAAACCGGGGCAGCACGTATTCACGCCTTACCCCTAGCGCAGCGCAGACGATCAATGACCCCGCCAACTCGGGGATTTTCTAATGGCCCAGCTTGATAGCAACATCGTCCTGAAGGCGTTTGCAACCCCGCAACTCGACATTGTGGGTACAATGCGCGATGCCGAGGACCGCAGGCGCCAAGACGCGGCCTATGCCCAGCAGCAGCAGGCACAGGCTCTAGCTCAACAGAATGCAGCGGCAAGACGCGGTATCGTGCAGCTTGCTGGCACTGATTTGGAAGCCGCGCGCAAACGGGCATTCGAGCTAGGCGACCCCGAGGCCGTAAGCCAAGTCGGCAAGTTCGAAACCGATAACCATGCCCGTGCGGCTGTAATTGCACGCGAAACCGCGCCTGCTTTGCTGTCACTTAGAAACGTGCCGCCTGAAGGTGTGGATCAGGCATTAAGCCAGATTGCGCCGCTTCTCGGGCAGTACGGTTTTAACGCGGACCACATCGAACAAATTCGGGCAAAGTTGAAAGACCCGGCGCAGCGCGATGGGTTCTTCAATCAGGTTCAGGTCGGCGCGCAAAATTATGCGGAATACGCGAAAGCCCATGAGGCCTACACGCTGAACGATGGCGCGCGGCGTTTTGACGGCGATAACAATCTGGTGGCCGAAGGTGGCGTAAAGCCCAACGTTCAGATCGTGGAAGGCCCCAACGGGTTCTATTCCGTGGACAAGAACACGGGCCGCGCGTCTCCGGTCACAATCGGCGGCGCACCTGCTTCTGGCGGCGCTCCTGCGGGTGGTGGGTACATTCCCCCGCCGTCTGCCATGATCCAGACCGTAACAGGTGGCAAGGGCCAAGTCGGCAGCGGCTTCGGCCCGCGCACACCTCCCTCACCCGGCGCGTCGGCTTTTCACAACGGCGTTGATGTGCCGCTTCCCGCTGGCACGCCTGTCAACGCTGCGGCGGACGGTACGGTGATCGCAGCTTGGAACGATACAGCACACGGCGGCGGGCAATCGGTGCGCATTCGCCATGCTGACGGCACGGTGACGGGCTATGCCGATCTCGGAGGGTACAACGTCAAGGTAGGCCAGCAAGTGCGCGCTGGTCAGCCTATTGGGACCGCTGGAAGCTCTGGCAGCACCAGCACGGGCAATCATGTGCATTTTAGCGTGCGCGGGCCGGGTGGGGGTTCTTCTGCACCTAGCGCCCCGGCTATGGGCGGACAGCTTCAAGGTAAGCCCAAGGCACCCGCTGAAGGCTGGCGAACAATGTCACCCGATGAAGTGGCGGCGGCGGGCCTTCCTGCGGGCACAATCTACCAGAAAGGTCCCAAGGGCGAGATTAAGCCTATCAGTGGGCAACAGCCTGCTGGCGGGCCGACTGGCACCAAGCAGCAGCAAGGCTTGGCCAAAATGAAAATTGCGGCGCTAGGCCCAATCGAAGGGCAGCTTAACCGCGTTGAAGCGGCAATGAAGGATATGGAAAAGAACGGGTATTCCGGTTATTTTCTTGGCAACATCCCTGGTAGTCTAGACGCGGCTTCGGGTACTTTTGACAAGGCGGTTGCTGGCCTTGCGCCGTTGATCCGGCAACTCACCCGCGTTCCCGGCGAAGGCTCAACTTCGGATTATGAAAGTAAGTTAGCGCAAGCGGCGTTGTTGAGCCGCACTGACACGCCAGAGGCACGCAAAGAAGCGCTGGCCATGATGCGCGAACTTATCGCCAACATTCGCACGGCCAATCAGGAGTTTCTTGGCTCCCCGCCTACTTCGGGCGGCGGCGGTGTTATCCGCTATGACGCACAGGGGAACCGCATCCCATGAGCCGCCGCGCGCAACTTCCTGACGGACAAATCCTTGAGTTCCCGGATAACACGCCGGATGCTGTGATGGATCGTGTCGTGAAGTCGCATATCTCGGGGCAGGCACCGGCACCCGAAGCCCCCAAAGACAACAGCGCGCTTGGCGGGTTCATCGGTGGTGTTATGAAGCCACTCGATAACCTCACATCGGCGGCAATGAACATTCCCGGCTTAAGCGCGCTTGACCAAGTCGGGCAAGCTATGGGCCTTCCATCCGCACAGCAGGCCACAGCGCATAACGATCAATTGCGCCAAAACAACACACGCACCGGCTATCAAACGCTTGGCAACATTGTGGGCACCTTGCCAACGATGATGCTACCGGGTGGGACGCTTGTGCAGGGGGGCGCTTCTGGCGCGCTTTTGACTGACAAGAAAACACCGGCCGGCGTAGCGATTGACTCCACCATCGGCGCGGTCGGTAGCAAACTGGTCGGCGCTGCGGCAAATGGCCTTGCGTGGGCGGCAAAACCTGTGGTTTCCAAAACCGCGCAAGTTCTTCACGATGCGGGGATTGATCTTACGCTTGGCCAAATGGCGCGCGGGAGTAAATCGCTCGGGTCGCAGATGATCGCGGGCATTGAGGATCGCGCAGCGGGATTGCCGCTTATCGGCGACGTTGTGAAAGCTGCGAGGGCTCGCGGGACGGAGCAGCTCAACAAAAAACTGGCCAGTGATGCTCTGGCGCAGATCGGGGAGAAACTGCCCACAAAGATCAGCGCTGGGCATGAGCTTGTTGATCTTGTGCAAGACAAATTGTCGGAAAAATACCAACAGGTCGTTCCTAACTTGGTTGGCCGTATTGACCAGCAGTTTGGGCAGGATTTGGCGGCGGCGAAGGCGGTCACCAACATTTTGCCGCGCGACAAGCAGCGGCAGTTTAAAGCCATTCTGGATAATGTATTTACCAACCGGATGGACCCCGGCGGGCGCTCTATTTCGGGGCAGGCCCTAAAAGATGCAGAAAGCCGTCTCGGCAAGCTTGCAAGGGATTATGGCAAGTCCACTGATACCGACCAGCGCATTCTTAGCGAAGCGATCACCGAGGCGCAGCGGGCTTTGCGGTCCATGGCAGCACGCAGCGATAAAAGCGGTGTAATCCTTCAGAATATCAACAAGGGTTATGCCAAGTTTAAGCTAATTCAAGCAGCGGCCAATCTGGATAATGTCGTTTATCCCAACTCACTTTTGCGCCAAGCCAACAAGACTGGGTTTAACCAAGAACTTGCGCGTGCGGCTTTTGAGATGCTGCCGAACAAGATTCCTGACAGCGGCACGGCGGGCCGGGTAATGGCAGGCCAAATGCTTCTTGGTGGCGGCGGCGGTGCTGCGCTGGGAGCGTTTTCGACCCCAGCAGCGGCTGTTCCTTTGGCGGCGTCTGCCCTCTACACCAAGCCGGGCATGACTGCGCTCAACAAGTTCGTGTTTCGTAATACGGGCGCAGGATCAGCGGCGGCGGCGAAAGCGATTAAGCAGGCGGCCAAACTTGCGCCCGTAGTTATACCCCCACTCCTCCGAGCGCGCTGACAATGTGCGCCGAAACCATCTCCAACCCATCGCGATCAACGTGTTCGCGCCAGCCACAAGCATGATCGTCTGACCATCTGCCATTTGAAACCCCATCGTTGCGATAACGAAGGACCATAACATGACCTTGCCCCTGATGCCAAACCCACGGCAGCAATTCTTCGGCTCTGACGGCAAGCCCCTGGCCGGGGGCAAGGTCTACACGTATGCTGCGGGCACCAGCACGCCGAAAGCCACGTACACCGATGCTGCGGGCACCACCCCGAACGCAAATCCGATCATCCTGAACGCGCGCGGCGAGGCCACGGTGTTCTGGAATGGCTCCTACAAAGTCACCCTTACCGATTCCAGCGGCGCGACGATCTACACGCAAGACAACATCGCCTCGCTTGATGCTGGCGTGCGTGCTGATCTCGCATCGACTGACACGGACAAAGGCGCGGCTCTGGTTGGCTTCGATGCAGGCGCAAACGGCTATGTCGTGCCGTCCACCGCCGCCAAGTTTCTCGATGCTGCATCTATCAGTGTGCGGGCGCTGGGCGCGATTGGCGACGGCACGCTGCATCCGCTTTCGGAGTTTTACGGCACGCTTGCAGCGGCGCAGGCGGTTTATCCGTTTGCCACAGCACTAACGCAATCGGTCGATTGTTGCGCGATTCAGCTTGCCTGTCTGATTGCCTATAACTCGGCGGCAAATCTGCATCCCGCGATTGACCTCGGCAGCGGCGCGTTTGTCATTGACAACGACATTCAGTGTTATGCCTACACGCGCCTTATCGGATGTGGGGCAGGCACAAGCAATTCTGGCCCGCCTACCTTTGGGTGGCGCAATCCGCCTTCTGGTCCACAGGTCGGTTCCGGTACGGGCCGAGGCTATCAGACTACCTTAGTAGCTAAGGCGGGCTATAACGGCAACTTCATTGTCTTTGATAGCAATTCGAGTCCTGACACCAATACTGGCAAGACTGTTATTGCGGACATTTCCATTAAAGGTATTTGCTTCCGGGGCAATTGGGCCGGTCCTGACGATGCGACCAACACCACAGGGCGGGCGATCTATTTCAACAACGCATACTTAACGCAAAACAGCTACATCGAGGAGTGCGCGTTTCACAACTTCGCGCAGGACGCGATTTTCATGAACGTTGCGCCGCTGCCGTGCCGTATTCGGCGCTTGTGGGGGCGCTATCTCGGCGGATCGGTCATCCGTATTAACTGGACCAACGACCGGGCGGGACACAGCTACGTATTTGAAGATATCCAAGGCGACTTCATTGGCGGTGTGTCCGGGACCGTGGACGCGGCGGGCAATGCTCTTGCCTATCAGCCCGCGCCGATTTTCCTTGATGCCTCACTCCGCGTGGCAGGGGCGAACAACAACTTGCTTGAGAGCATCGTCATCCGTGACATGAAACACGAGATTGATAGCTGGCGCACCACGACCACGGGTAACCCCACCACCGGCACTGAAACTGGCGGCAGCACTACGGCATTCAGCCCGAACACGGTGCACCTACACCGGATGCTGGGCGCAACCATCTCGGTCCAGAACGTCAACACGCAGATTTCCAACCCCTATGGCTATTCGGGCGGGAACCCGGTCAGCAACGCGGTGCTGCTGGTGACGGGCTCGCTACCTTTCTACCGTGTGGCGAACTCACGCATGGGCACGCCGCTTGCGACGACCGATTATCTCGTCGATGATCAGGTGCGCGCCACGCAGGTTCCCAAGGTCATCCGCGACTATGCGTTCACGCGCGAAAACCGCGTAATCTACGCCAACTCGGCGGCTGATACGATTGAGCGCAGCGGCCAGCTTGTTGAAAGCGGCCTCACGCGCGACGGCTTCGACCGCTTCCAGCGCCGCGCCGATGGGCTAATGTCCTGGGGCGATGGCGCCAGCGCGCTTGACACCAACCTTTACCGCGATGCAGCCAACCGGCTGCGCACGGATGACCTACTTGCCTCGCGCAAGTCGATGACGTTTGGCGGCACGACACTACAGAGCAGCGACTTCACCCTCACCAATTGGGGCACAGGCGCGACCATCGCCATAACGGCGGGATCGACCGACGCGCGGTTCCGCATCACGATCACAGCTGGCACCACGCCTTCTGCCAACCCGACATGCCGCCTGACTTTCACGGAGAACGTCTATCCGCAGGCCGTGTTTCTGCTGGTGCAGATGGGCTTTGGTGGGACTGGTGCCTACGCAACCGTTGTCCCTGAGAGCGTGGCAAACGGCGTTCCCTACGTCTCTGGCTGCTCGTTCACCTACATCGGCACGCCGGTCGCAACGAACACCTATATCTTCGAAGGGTTTATCTTCTGATGCCCTCGCACGACCTTAGCGGCGACATAGGGCGCGGAAATGAACCAGCAAAAGAGGGGGGAGCCTTGACCCGTGCAGAATGGATGGCAGCGGCGGGCTTGGTCCTGTCAGCTTTATCGTGGGCCTACATGGCGGGCGTGATGGTGCAGCAGATCGGTGACCTTGACCGGCGCGCGACGGCGCTAGAGGCGGGCCGTGCGGTGAACGCGGCCAAGATCGAACAGCTTCTTATCACCAGCGCGCGGATTGATGCCAACGTGGCGGCGCTGACCGAACAGGCGCGCGAACGCAGGAATAACCGCTGATGGCATTCTCCGATGCTCTTGCTGTCCTGCTCAAAGAGGAGGGCGGCTTTTCGAACGACCCGATCGATAGCGGCGGCGTCACGAATCTTGGCGTCACGGCAAAGACCTGGGCGGAATACACTGGCAGGCCCGCGACTGAGGCTGTCATGCGCGGGCTCACGCAAGTTGCCGTCGCGCCGCTCTACAAGTCCCGGTATTGGGACAAGGTGGCGGGCGACCAGCTGGGCGATGGGCTCGGGCTCATGGTGTTTGACTTCGCAGTGAACGCAGGGCCCGGACGCGCTGCGAAGATGCTGCAAAAGATCGTGTCGGCCATACCTGACGGGCAGATCGGGCGCGGCACGCTTGAAGCAGTGCAAGCCTATTCCATGCGCAAAGGCATCGACACGCTGATCGAAGCCTATGCCGACGCGCGCCGGGATTACTACCGCGAACTGCCGACATTCTGGCGTTTTGGCAAGGGCTGGCTTGCTCGCGTTGGCCGTGTCGAGGACGCCGCTTTGGCGCTGCTGAAATGACCCGCGCGCAATTCATCCGGGCCGTGAAGGAGTGCGTCATCTACGTGGCGCTCATCACGGTCGGCATTCTGATCATCATAGGGGGCTGACATGAACTTCATCGACGACATCAATCAGGCGTGGCGCTTTGCATCGGTTCGCCT